ATCGGCGAAAGCATAGGCGCATTTTTTGCGGGGTTATGGGAAAAGATAACTGCATTCTTTAGCAGTGTCTGGGAACATATAACCACATTCTTTGTTACAATCGGCGAAAGCATAGGCGCATTTTTTGCGGGGTTATGGGAAAAGATAACTGCATTCTTTAGCAGTGTCTGGGAACATATAACCACATTCTTTGTTACAATCGGCGAAAGCATAGGCGCATTTTTTGTAGGAATCTGGGAACGGATAACAACCGCTTTTGCAACAGCGATAGAGGGAATTTCTTCTTTTTTTGGCGGAATCTGGGAAAAGATAACGGGATTTTTCACTGGTATAGGCGAAACTTTAAGCGGCTGGGTTGAAACAATAAAAGGAAAATTGCAGCCGCTTTTTGACTGGATCCACGGGCTTTTTGATGGCGTTGCGACAATGTGGCAGAATGTTATGTCAGTATTCCAGGCGGAAGGGATTGTTGGCGTTTTCAAGCGCATTGGTTCGGCAATTTTAGGCTGGGTTCTTACACCGATAGAAAATATGCTTAGGGCGTTAACCTGGATTCCGGGCGTTGGTGACACAATAGAAGGCTGGGCGGACAAGATAGCTGATATGCGCAGCGGATTTGCGGAAAGCGCAAGTTTTGAAAGCAACCAGCAACCGACAGCCCCTATTTCTCCAGCTGAAAGAGCGGTAAATAACTACTCACGTGAGGAATCAGAAACAACTTCTAATGTAAACATTACTCTTGATGACAGATTAAGCGCAAACGCTTACGGAAGCATTTCGCCTGGTGTTACATTACAAAAAACAGCATCCGGCGCGTTCTAAATCGGTATAGCGAGTTTGCGCAAGCACAAATATCATTGAATCATGGCTTGGAGCGATGAAATTCAAGAAGCGGCGTATAACTCACCTAGCGGAAAACGGCAGACTTTTCTTTATGAGAATGTCAGCCGTGAAACCGATTTAAAAACAGCTTCTTTTGTTTTTCCAGAACTTGACGGGGCCTTAATTCAATCTTTAGGGCTTGGCGGCAGAACTTTTCCTTTAAAGTGTATTTTTTCCGGCGCAAACTGCAATAAAGAAGCTGATAGTTTTGAAAAGCTGTTGGAAGAGCGCGGACACGGAATTCTTGAACATCCTGTATATGGCAAAATAAATGTTGTTCCAACTGGAAAAATTAAGCGGACAGACAATCTTGTAAACGGCGCAAACGAAAGCAGCGTTGAAGTTACATTTTCTGAAACTCTTGTTGATAAAGACGAATCTACAAGCGAGGTTGCAACAGCGGACAAACTGGACGCTGCAATGGACGAATACGAGGATGCAGCTGTAGCCGATTTTGCAAATAACATTTATACAGATTCGATTGAAGATAAAATGCAGCTTCAATCCGTTATGAAAGCCAATGCGGATTCAACTTTTAAGGGTGTTGAAAAAATGACAAAAAACGCCCCTAAGAATAAAAAACGCGGAAGCCTTTTGCAATGGTTTAATTCTGCAAAGAAATTCATAAACAGCATTATTGATAACATTGATAAAATCGGAACATACGCTAATGAAGTTGCGCGAACAATGATTAAAATGATTCGCTATCCTTCAAAAATTGCAACAGACGCACTTTCAAAACTTACTGGCTATCAGCTGATGATTAAAGACATTGCAAACAATGTAAAAGCAGACCCATTCGGAACAAAAGCCGTTACAAATCAATGGGCTGCTACTACGCTTGCATGGGGAAGCATGGTTGCAGCTTTAAGTTATGGAGTTGCAAAAACGGCGGCAGAACAAAGCGTAAATCAGTCGGCCAGCGCAAGCAGTTCTGAAAATACTGCAAGTTCCAGCGATGATGATTTTGATTTTTCAGACAATGATTCAAACGGCGGATTCAAAAGCCGTGCGGATGTTCTGGAGACTGCGGCACAGATTGCAGCAACTTTTGCCGAATATAGCGCATATATTGATTCTCAAAATAAGAAAAACGCTTTTGTTGACACGGGCGAAACTTACGAAAAACTTTTGAATGTTGTTACTTATTCCTTGCGGTCACTGGAAGAAACAGCGTTCAATTTGCCTGTAACAAGAATTATAACGCTTGACCGTGACAGACAGCTTTTTGAGCTTTTAACAGAACTGTACGGAAAAGACGGATTCAACAGGCAAGATCAGTTTATAAACGACAACAAACTTACAGCAGATGAAATTGTACTAATCCCTATGGGTAGAGAGGTGCGCTATTATGCCTAAAGTTCATACTGTTGCAAGTGGTGATTTGCTGTGGAAAATCAGCGTTAAATATTATGGGATTCCTGGAAAGTGGCCGGACATTGTAAACGCAAATCCACAGCTAAAAGGTAGAAAAACAGCTTCAGACGGTTCGCCAATCATCCGCATTGGCGACAATCTCATTATTCCCGATACACTGGAGCCAAAAGAGAAAAAAGCCCCTATACAAGCAAAACAGACTATTGTTCTGGATGAAAAGGCAAAAAAAGACCTTGCCATTTTTTGCGATGGGAAAAAGTTTACTGGCTTTACAGGTTACACGGTTGTTTGTTCGGTTGATACTTTTGATGCTTTTTCTTTTTCTTCTACTTGGGATTCCACAAACAAGGATTTACGGGAATTATTCAGACCGTTTACTTACAAGGAATGTGAAGTTTATTTTGACAGCGATTTGATTTTTAAGGGGCGACTTTTACCAGCGGTTCCGAATGTTTCGCCGGATTCAAAGACTATAACCGTGCAGGGCTATCCGCTTTGTGGTGTTCTTAATGATTCAACTTTGCCAGATTCTCTTTACCCGCCAGAATACAACGATTTGGATTTAAAGCAGATAGCAGAAAATATTGCTGGCGCATTCAGCGTTAATGTGCAGACTAAAGTTGATGTAGGAGACAGTTTTAAAAGCGTGGAAATCGCGCCGGAAGACAAGATTTTAAGTTTTCTTACAAAACTTGCTGAACAGCGCGGCGTTTTTCTTTCCAATGCGCAGGACGGTTCTTTACTTATTTGGAAGCCGGAACAGGAAGAAGTAAGCGCAACTTTTAAGGAAGGCGAACAGCCTTTTATTTCCTGCGTTCCAACTTTGGACGGTCAGAAAATGTACAGCCATGTAACAGGCTTTACGAAGGTTGATGCAGACAACGATTCTGAAAAATACACATTTGAAAATGATTATCTGATTAAGCACGGCGTTTTGCGCTGTTATTCAAAAGTTATGCAGGACGTGGATTCAGCAGGGCTTGAAAATGCAGTTAAGGCAATGGCAGGGCGTATGTTTGCCAGTGCGGTTAAATACACGCTTACTGTTGCAGGTTGTAGGGATAAAAACGGCAAACTGTACCGCAAGAATATGATGGTCAGTGTACTTGCGCCGGACGCAGAGATTTACAAGGAAACAAAGCTGCAAGTTGATGAAGTGCAGCTGAAACGGAGCGAAAGCGAAGGCGAACAAACCGTTTTTTCTTTGGTTATTCCTGGAAGCAGAACGGGCGAATTAAACGGGGGTTTTGCATGGGAAGAATAGGAAAACACCTTAAAGCTGAAATTGACAAATACATCGAACAGGTGATTGAAACACGTTTGAATTACAAACAAACTGCTTTAACCTTTGCCCCTAGCGGTGACGATTCGCCGCCAATTAAAGACGACAGAATTATTCTTGTGAGCATAGACGGAAACGGAAAGTTTGCCGCCGTCGGTGTTTTAACAGCTTCACAGGGAGCAAAGCCGGGCGAAAAGATTTTGTATTCAAGAAATGAAGACGGCGAAGTTCAAGCCATTTTGTCGCTTTTGAATGACGGCAAAGTAAAACTTGAAACGCCGGAAGAAGTGAGCGTTGCAACTGAAAAGGATTTGAAAACCGAAAGCAAGGCAAATATTGAGGTTTCAGCGTCGCAAAAAATGACACTGAAAGCGCAGCAAATGGAGCTTACAGGCGGAATGCTTAAATGCAAGGGAACTGCAACACCTAGCGGACAAGGCCCGTTTTGTGCAATTCCTGTCTGCCCTTTTACCGGTGCGCCGCAATGTGGCACGGACGTAAGCGGAACATAAGGGGATTTTTATGGCATTAGACGGGAATAAAACAGGAAGCGCGGTTTACAACTTAATAAAAGCAACGAAAGTTTCAGACGAAGCAAGCTGTGAAAAACTGTGGCAGAAAATTGTAACAAAGATTTTTGATGACATAAAAAGCGATGCGGAAATAACAATTCCTAACGGACAAGTTGTTATTGCTGTTGTAGGACAAGCAACAGGAACAAAAAACCCGTCGCCTATTCAAAGCGAGATAGAATAAATGGATTTGAGCAAAACAGAGTTTGCCGGAGATGTACTTTTAAGCGGTGCGGACGGCATGGGAAACATTGTTATTGAAGATGGACTTGTTAAAGACTGCCGTAATTTTTCTACGGCTGTTTATTTGTCTTTATTTGGTGGAAACGCAAGAGACAGCGCAGGGCGTGAAAATGAAACCTGGTGGGGCAATCTTATTCCAGGAACAAAGAAAAATGAAAAGCTGGTTTCTTCTTTTTATGCGATTGTAAACGGCTTGCCGATCAATTCAAACAACATAAAAAAGGCGGTAGCAGCTGCAAAAGATGATTTAGGCTGGATGCTTGAAGAAGGAATTGCAGATGAAATTGAAACTGCAATTTTTGCAACAAACGCAAAAAAAGTGGAACTTACAGTTCATATAACAAAGAACGGCGCAGACGTTCTTAAAGATACATACGGCTTTCAATGGCAGGGGGCAATAGATGGCTTACGAGAATAAAACTGTTGATTATGTTTATAACTTAATACTTACTTCCTTGCAGGAAAAGTTTAATAACAGGCTTAGACTTTTGCCAAAAGCATTTCTTGTTGTGCTTGCAAAAGTTTTGTCTGCTATTTATATAATTCCGTTCAAATTGTGCGGATGGTTTTTGCTTCAGATTTTCCCGGACACTGCAAGCTATAGCAAAGTGAATGTTTTAGGGCATACAATACGCCCCCTGGTTAAACTTGGCGATCAGTTCGGAGTTCAACGCCCGATGGAAGGCAAGGCGTGGCAGGGCGTTATAATTGTAAAAAGGCTTGCAGAAAACAAGGTTATTGCGCTTGGCACTCAATTAAAAAGCGATATTACAGGGTTTATTTATTGCGTTTCCGAAAGTGTGGAACTTGACGAAGACGAAAAGCGGGTTGAAGTTTATTGCACGGAAACTGGAATTGACGGAAACCTTGCAGACGGTGACATTCTTACTTTTGTAAATCCGATTGATTACGCAGAAAAGAATGCAGAGGTTGTAGAAACAACAGTAACAGGCACAGACGATGAAACTGAAGAAAGCTATAGGCGGCGCGTTGTGAACAGATACAGCGTACAGCCACAGGGCGGAGCTTTGGCAGATTACAGAATCTGGGCTTACGATGTTGCGGGCGTTTTACAGACATATCCATATAATGACGAAAACTCACCGGGCGGCGTAATTATTTATGTTGCCGGAACTACAGATTTATACCCTACGCGCGTGCCAGATTCTGCGCTTTTAGTTGCGGTTGGCAAAGCGTGTACTTATGACCCGGACACGGGAGCTGCTAACAGAAAGCCATTGACTGCTATTCTGGATCCGCAAGGAAATGAAACCTACCCGAATGTCAAAGCCGTTAATATCACGCATTTTAATGTATATGTAACAGGGCTTACAGGCGTTACAGCACAAGATTTTGGCGAATCGCTTAAATCGGAGCTGGAGACTTATTTTAACAACAGAGAGCCTTATATCAGAGGTTTAAGCAATGATAATAACCGCACAGATTCCATTCTGCGCAATTCTCTTATTGCAACAGTAAACAGCATTGCTTTGAGTATGAAAGCAACTTTTGACACTGTAACAATGAATACGACTGGCCCTGTAATAGCTGAATACACGCTTGGAAAAGGCGAACTTGCAGCATTAGGCGACCTTTATATAAACGGGGTGATTTATGAGGGCTAGTTTTTTAGATGCGATTAAACATCTTCTTCCTAGCGGCCCTGCATGGAATATTACAAATAAAACCGATTTGCGGCGATTGTTTGAAGCCATTGCGGTTTTGCCGGAAGAACTGCGAACAGAGATTGAAAATGTTTACATGGACTATTTCGCTGATTCTACGCGCGAGCTGAAGAAGTGGGAAGACGTTTTCACTGTAATTTTTACAAAAGCGGAATTAGAGCAGCGCAGGAAAGTTTTGTCTTTGCTTTGGAGTATGAACCAGGGCGGACAAAGCAAAGATTTTTTACAATCGGTTTTACAAGGAATTTTCCCGGAAATCATTGTAGAAGAAAATATACCGTGCGCAAATCCTAGACAGGCAAATATTGCTTATTTTTGCGTTTGCGACAATTCGGTTATGGTTTGCGGAAACTCAAAAGCCTGCTGTGATTACCGCGAAGGCGATGAAACTTTTATTCCTACAATTTTGCGCAACGATACCGCAAGCCCGTATTCAATCCCGAATGACGCGGATTACTGGGCGTTCTGTTTTTATGTATGCAAAAGAGTTGTAAGAAATTCACGCAATGAAATTCTTTATATCGAAAAATTACAGATTCCAATTCTTTATAAAAACTACATTGAATATCTGATTCTGCGCATTAAGCCCGTGCATACTGTTGCGGTAATGGCTGTGGAATGGATAGAGGAGCAAAACAATGATTAAGATTGACGGTAACTACACAGACTTTAGGGATGACACCGACGAAAAATACCCGTATGGGAAAGCCGTTGCTGCAAGTACGCCAAACAGTACGGACGGTACGCCGTGGCGCGTCATGCTGTTTAACGACTTGCACGGAGCAAGGCAGGCAATTTTCAAAAAAGCGTTTAACGGAACAGAGCGCACACCTTCTAATCAGCCGGATAATATCGAAAATTCGGACTTGCTGGACGCTCTTTTAAAAATCATTAGCGATGCTTTTTCTTCTAGGCTTTTTAGCGTGGAAATATCCGGCACAGACGCGCTTATTCCGTGGAACGACTTAAACATTGAATACGATGCGGAAAAAACTTATGCAGCCATTGTTACACCAGCGGGAAATTATGAAGAATTTTTACCGTTTGGAACTGAATGCAAATCAGACGGCTTGCACATTTACCCCCGCCGTTTGATTAACGGAAAAATTGTTTCTGGAACCCGGCATAAAAAATGGGGAACAAGAAAATGGGGCGTTGGAAAATGGAATGGCTATGATTCAATGAAAGTAAATTTGCAGTTTGCAGAAGTTGAATCATAAAAAAAACAATAAATTGCGGCTTACCGCAAAAGGAGTTTAAGCATGGTAGGAATACCGAAGTATTGCCAGACAAAGAAAGACTGGCAAAATGCTGTTGATTATGCGGTTAAGCATAATACGGGCAAAACAGAATTGTACAGTCGTTTGCAGCATTTGCGCGACGACCACTACATGAATGTTTTGAAAGAAGAAAGCAAAACAAAGCCTGTTGAAGAGCAGACCCCGGAAGACTACGAACCTGTAGACAATCCGGCTGCTGAAAAATACAGGATTGGAATTACAGACGAAGAAATTGAAAACATGATGGAGGCCCTTAAATGAGTTTGACTTTATACAAAGACCTTGTTGACGATTGTTCAGTTGCTTGCATTCCAGAAAGCGGCAATGTTAAATCTGTAAAAGCCGCTTTTTTAGAAAAGCAGAACCCTTTTGAATATGATGCAGACATTTTAAAGTTTGCTGAAGGTGTAGGAATTCCAATCTGGAACGGTGAAACATGGATTCAGACAATTAACCGTGAAGAATTCACTTTTGACCCTGCAAGTTTGCTTGATACAGGCAATGAGCTTGAATTTGGTGTTGATTACTGGGTTTATATCTGCATGGACGGCGGAAGCCCGGAAATTGTCGTTTCCAAAAACGAGAGCTTCCCGGACGGTTCAACGGCCTTGACTTCACGCAAGATTGGACATTTTTATTATGGAGCTATCCGCAAGGTTTCAAATGACGGGCTTTGGATTCCGATTGATTCAGCCGGAAATAAGTTTGGTTCAAGCGGCACAAAATGGCAGGATAACGTAACAGTCGGAATCGTGCCTAATTCTGTATGGGATTTGAAGCACAAGCCTAAAATTTCGCATCCTGGACTTGTCGAAGTGAACGGCATTTGGATGGGTGCATTCCAGGCAAGCGCAGAAGAAGCCTTTTCCTTTATGGGCGGCACAAATGGCTTGCATATAAAGAGCGGAAAACTCGCCACAAAATACGGCGCAATTCCTGTTACTGGAAGCGAAGGAATGAACCAGTTTACATTCAACGAAATCGCGCATAAACAGGGCTTGCGTTTGCCGCGTTATGCAGAATGGCTTGCTGGAGCTTTTGGCAGCCCGCAGGGTGAAGACGGTTCAAATAATTATGGTTGGACTAAAACAACCAATACAGGCAGAACTTATACAGGCGTAGGCGTAAACACATCAACAGGCAAGCGCGATACCGCAAACGGCGTTAAACCTTATGCAATAAGTGCTTACAATTTGCACGATTGCGCCGGAAACGTTTCAGAATGGACTTCTGATTATTCAATCAGACAGGATTCTACATCTTGGGGTTGGCAGGACGTTTTAGGTTCCGGCATGGGCCAGGCTTATTTGCCGTTTGCGGACGGTTTGTCTGCGCTGTTTTGCGGTAACAAATGGGACCTCGGCGTTCGGTGTGGCCCTCGCACTGTGTGCGCGAGCGACTACCCGTGGAACGTCGTCACGAGCATCGGGGCGCGGCTTGCCTGTGACGCGGCGTAGCCGCGTTCTGTTTCCTGTTTATCTGAATATCTGGTTTTCTTTGTGAGGTAACAAATGGATTTTTCGCAAGAGAAACACCCTGCCGGGAGTGTGTGGAATCTGTTGCTTTTTCAGAAATTCTACGATTTTGATGTGTACTTTGAGCCGATTATAGAACGCTTTCCAGCGTTTGAAAAATCGGCTTGGTGCGCTCAAATTAAAAACACTTTGATAGACACGATAAAACTGATTTTGATAACAAACAAAGCCCGTGACAAAATGCCGGGTTGGTATAAAGTAGACACCAATTTGGAGCTGCTTAAAATCTATATCCGGCGTATGCGTCAAAAGAAATATCTCTCAACCCGAACTTATGAAACGGCAGTAAAGCGTCTTGCAGAGATAGGTAAGATTCTAGGCGGTCTTATCAATCGTAAAAACTAACATTTTTTACGAAAAGGCAGCTGAAACAAAATTGGCATATTTGCCGTTTGCAAACGGTTTGTCTGCGCTGATTTGCGGTAACAACTGGAACAACGGCGTTCATTGTGGCCCTCGCACTGTGAACGCGAACAACTACCCGTGGAACGTCAACACGAACATCGGGGCGCGGCTTGCCTTTGACGAATGTAAATTGTTAAGAAAAAGGCATACGCTGTTAATCACGGTTACGGCGTAGTGACGATTTATTTTTAACGTCAGTTCGGCTGCCTTTGCACGGCATTTGTTGTGCTAAAGTCTTAGACCAGAAAGGCTACGTGCTTTTCTGGTTATTTTTTAAGTGAATAATGATGGATAAACCTATATTTAGTGAAGTTTACGATTTTGAGAATTTGTATTGTGCAGCTTATGAAACTATACAGGATAAAAAGTATTATCCAGAAGAATTACAATTTGCAAGCAACCTTGAAGAAGAGTTGATTAAATTGCAAAATGAACTAATCTGGCATTCATACATTCCTGGCGACTATTACTATTTTTGGGTTTATGATCCGAAAAAGCGGTTAATTTGCGCTCCAGAACTTAGAGACAGAATTGTTCACACTGCTGTTTGCAGGGTGATTGAAAGATATATTGAACCGCGCCTGGATTACGATTCTTATGCTTGTAGAAAAGGAAAAGGCGCACTGGATGCAGCGAATAGAGCCGGGCTTTATACAAACAAATATTCTCATTTTGTATATTTTGATATTAAGGGATTCTTTGACAGTATTCCAGTTTTGCCGCTTGAAGAAGTATATTTAAAACGCTTTGTAGATGATTCTGAAATAATGTGGTTGCTGCATACAATCTTTATGAAAGATTGTAACGGCGTAGGCATAAAGAAAGGATGCAGAACAAGTCAGCTTTCAGCAAATGTTTATTTAAATGAATTAGACCATTTTATCCGGCATACACTTAAAGCAAAGGCGTATGTTCGATACATGGATGATTTTATAATCTTCAGTAATGATGTGGAATATCTAAAGTTTTGCTGGGCTGAAATAGCGCGGTTCCTGGAAGAAAAGTTATTCTTGAAACTGAATGATAAAACTTTTATTGGTGTGACTTCACAAGGATTTGAATTTGTGGGTTATAGGATTTTTAAGGATTATAAAATCATACGAAAAACAGCCTTAGACAGAAGCGCAGAAACATTAAAATCATGGAAGGACGGCAAAGTTGATGATTTATCCTTTTATCGGAGTACGGCAAGCCGTGTAGGACATTGCCAGGGTACAGCTAGTTATAAATGGTACTGCGAATATTTACTAAAAGCATTGAAGTTTGTTCTGATTGACAGGCCAGAGGAAAGAAACATTCTTTAACTTTTTTTTTGAAAAACGCTTGACACATTTCTAAAAGTATCGTAATATATACTTGTAAGCGGTTGTGAGTATCGCTTGCAAGGAGCAAACAAATGACAAGATTTTATTCAAACAAAGAAAGAAGCGCGGCAATCAGAGCTGAATTAAAGAAACTAGGTTTTAACAGCAAGCAGGTTTCTGTAAAAAGTGGCAACTGTGGCTATAGTGATTATTCACATATCACAATAAAAGATTTATCAATAGATATAAAAGCTGTTGAAAAAGTTTGCAAGGCTTTTAATCATGTTGACTATGACGAATACACAGGCGAGATTCTGTCCGGCGGCAATACTTACATAAGAGTTGAATATGACTACAAAGTCCTGTCCGACATGATGAATGCTAAAATGCCGGAAGTTGAAAAAATCGCTTCTGCATTAGCAACAGAACAGAAGCACATTAAAAAGGGCAATTCTGAATATGTGCTTTATAAAGATAACAGGGGTTTTTATATGGTTTGTTACGAAAACGGTTCAAAATGCGGTTCGTTAAAGATTAACGCAACAAGCGTTGAACAGTACAAATGGCAGCTTGCAAGAGTTTTTGCAACAAACTTTGCAGAAATTGCTTAAACAAAAAGCCTCTTTTTGAGGGCTTAAAAAATCGGTATAGCGACCGCAAGAAAACTGAAGCATACTGAATATATGGCGGTAAAAATATTAAGTTCCATAAATGAAGTAACAAACGATGTTCACAGACGCTTTATAAAAGCCGGAATAAACACTGTAAATATTGTTGCAGCAAATGCCAGAAAAAACGCCGTCCAAAATGTGCAGCAAAATTTCACGCTGCGCAATAATTTTACCACAAGGCAGATTCAATTCACACAATGCGGCCAAAACGTGCAAACTCTAAATCAGATTAAAAGCGAAGTTGGAGCTACTGAAAAAGCCGGATATATGGCACGCCAGGAACAGGGCGGCGTAAAAAGGAATAAAAACGGCGGCAATCTTATTATTCCGAATACGATAACGCGCGGCGGTTCAAACTCTAAACCAGTTCGCAGGGCTTATTATTACAACAACATAAAACCCCGGATTGTTCGCGGTTCAACAAAATTTTCAAGTCATAAAGCTGCGCTTGTTGCCCGTGCTTTTGTTGCGGCAAAAACGCAGGGTTTTATCCGCATGAATAATTCTATTTTTAGGGTTTCTAATTTTCGCAAGACAAAAAGCGGCGATGTAAAATTTAGATCCGCTGAAATCTTGAATTTGAGATACACTCAAACCATTACACCTAAAAAAGAATGGCTGGAACCAGCTTCAGAAGTTGCGGCGCGTGATATGCAGGCAATTTTTAATCAACAGATGGATTTAACAAATTAACGGAAGACGTTTTTTTTTCGTCTTCCGTGGTTGTTAATTTTTCTTGTCTTTTCGGGTATATCCGAAAAAAAAGTTTATAAATCATCAAATAAAGATGGTTGCTGATAGTTGGCAATTTCAAAATCAGAAAGAAGGGTTTTTAATTTTTTGTTGTTTCCTATCCATGACTGGATGCGGAAAACCGCTGCGCGTTGTGCGTCCTTTTCAGTCGGATATTTTGCTTCTTTTTCGGTGGGATAGTACGAGCGGACAAAACGGCGCAGCTTACAATTTACGCTGTAGACAAAGCCGTTTTGCGCTGCATAAATTGTAAGTATTATTTGCGAGCCGTTTTTAGATTCATCTCTTTTTTGCACGATTGGCAAAGTTGAAACATAGGTCATTATTCCGGCTGAAACTCCAGGATCTGCATATTCAATATTTTTGCAATGCGATATTCAAGCCGTGCGCCTTTTGAGCGTTTCCAGCCGGGAAGCATACAGATAGCATTACACCTTGCAAGAATTTTTATATCTTCTCTCATATAATCAGTATAACCCGGCATTTTGCCTATATTTACTTTGAAAGAACGTTCTAAATCTTTTGCGATTTTTACAGGATTAAATATAAAAAATCGAGCGTGTAAATGCAGCATTAAATCTTGTTCGGCTGCCATAAAAATGTCCTGCCAATTTTTTACGCCTGTAATTCCGCCGCTGATATAAATTGCAAGTGGTTCGCTATGAGTGGGTTCAATAGGTTTGCCGTTGGATAAAATCATTTTTCACCTCTCTTTATTTTCATTGCTTCTTCATAATCACCAGGATAATATTGTTTGAATGCTTGCCAGCATTCTTCTGGCGTTGGTTCAGTTTCGCCTTCTTCTATACAGATTTTCTTGCCGCATACAGGGCAAAAACCATCCAACAAAACAACACATTCTTCATGTTCTGTGCCGAGAAAATCACAACCGCCGTAGTTATCCGGGCAAGGCAAATGATGTTCTGCAAGTTTGTCAAAATCGGGGTAATCTTTCATTGTTCAACCTCTCTAAACTTATGGCTTATGAATATTTCAAGTTCAATCCTTATTGGCATTGAAATAAAATCTATTGCAAGTGCAAGAATAAAAACCTTGCCACAGCTCAATTTTGGAATAAAATCAAACACCAATGGCAGCAACAAATTGAATCCGATGTAAACAAATACAAATGAAACAAGATAAATAAAAATGTCAGCAATCAGCAGTTTTAATATTTTTTTACCCATTGTTATACACTCCTACTTCTTAATCCGCATCTAGAACCTTTAAACCAATCTCCACCAAATAAAGCTATTCTCTTGCAGCAATAGTGTAACGCTTCAAGATTTCCATGCCGACAAAGAATCTTTATAACATTTTTTCTGTATTTATCACGGCACGGCTTTATTGTGCGCATGACTTTAACAAGTTTTTTATACTGCCGTTTGTTCATTTGTTACCTCTTCTTTTTCCTGTTCTGTGAAATTATGTTCAAAGAAATTGCTTGCATCTATACAAACGCGGCGGATTGCCTGGCAAGTTTCTTCATTGTTTGTTTCTGCAATTTTCATAATTGCAACAAAATAATTCTGCATTTCAAAGCATTTATCCATCATTTTTTTTCTTACTCCTTAAAAATTAGAAAATATCCATTTCGCCGTCTGAATCATCCGGGAAGCCCCAATCTGGTTCTTCTGGCGGCTGTGTGTAGGTTGGTGGTCGCTGCTTAAATTGTGTTGCAGGGCCGTTTGTCTGCGTTTTTTCTGCGCTATCACCAAACAAAGTGCCGTCATTCTGTTGCTGGGTTGGCGCGGTTTCGTTCAAAGTCTGCAAGCCCTGTTCAGATAGCTTGACGTTGAAGAAAACAAGTTCCGGATAATTGTTTATTTTCTTCTGGCGGTAGTCAATTTCGCGATAATCGCGTTTTAACAAGCGTACAAACTTATTGCGGGTCAAGGCTTCTTTACTTTCATCTGAAAGTCCATAGTATTTCAAATAACATTCATAAGCCTTTTGAACTTCTGTATAGATTCCGCCGGACAAATCAAATACCAGGCAATCATTAACAAATTTATCAAGGTCTGTTTTCTGCTCTTCGATATAGCGGCCTTTATAGCCTTCACATTCCGGGGAAAGCGGAATTTCACCATGCAGATTGATGTTCAAATCTATATAAAGCTCCATAAAATATTTGACAACAGCCGGAAATTCCGGGCGTAAATAGTTTATAAAACCCGTTGCAGTTTTGCCGCCTTCGCCTTTTTTATGCTGAATATTGAACGGAATTACAACCATTCGGGAAATTGCAGCTTCATCGTGAGCGTCAAAGTTTGGCGAATAGTTTGATGCAATAATAATTTGCGCGGTTGGAATGAAGTCGTGCGGATCACGGTACAATCCACGGGCTGTTAGAGTGTCACCGCCTGTAAGCTCTTTCCAGAAAGATGTATTAAGTGAAGCGTTGCGGGCGGTTTCCTGCGCAAATGCACAGCACTTTCCTTCCAGCTTTGCGATTTCTGGGTTTGCTTCGTTTCCGCTTGCGCGTTTGAATCCTGTTGAAACAAGTACATCAGATTTTACACGGGCGCACATTCCTTTGAATATTTCTTCTACAATGTTACAAGTTGTAGATTTACCCGTGCCGCCTTTTCCTAAGAAAATTCCGCCGTACTTAAAGCCAGTGTTACGGCTGGGAATGAGCGACAAATAATAAAGCAGAGTTTGAAGCGTTTTTTCGTCTTTGAAGTTGCCCTTCATAAACTCCAAAAACTTTTCTGGCTTTCCAGCTTTGCGTAATTCTTCTTCTTTGTATGGCAGCATTTCGCGGCGGTATTCTTCCGGGCGGCTTTTTCGATATTCGATTTCTTTACCAGAAAAGTCTACTACACAATCTAAAAGTGTGAGCGTTTCGCGCATTTGCGGGCCGTCAAAAGGAACATTTTCACGGAATACATCGGGCTTTAAGCCGGACAAATCCTGCGCAAGCTCTACACGGAAACGGCGACCTTCCAACTTTTTAACAAGGTCGTTTATAAGGCTTTTTTTATCAAAATGCTTTTCAAGATATTTAAGCATGAGATTAAGCAGGATTGTATAAGCTGCGCCTGGTGCGTCCGGTTCGCGAACCCAAACATGACCGTTGAAAAAATACCAGCGTTTTTCACATTCAACATAAATCAAGCGGCCCTGCAATACGGATGCAACTGTAAGAGCGGCAGAGCGTACACCCTGCGTATTTAAGAACTGCAAGAAATTAACATCATTTTCCATTTTGTCATAATCAATAGAAACAATGGTTTGCTGCTCTTTTATGTTGCGCAAGATTTCACTTGCCGGAATGAGTGCTTTTTCAAGTTCACGGCGCAAGTAGTTTGAAACGCCGTACTTTTCGCATATTTCAAGGATAAAATAAGGGGTAATATTTGATTTCTTTTCAAGCTGCTTAACAGTTATATTGCCTTCGCCCCATTTTAAGATTTCGTTTATTGTCTCTTTGTTTTTGCAAGCCTTAACACAAGCAAGCGCAAAAAGTTCCGTATCTTCTTCGTCCAATGAGTTATATTCAACTTTTTTAAGAAGCGAGCGCAAGCGTTTGATGCTTAATGTATCATAATCAAGCCATAAAGTGCCGTGAATCTCTTTTTTTACTTCCGGCGTTTTATAAAGCTGCGCATTTTTGATTGCTTCAATAACAAGGTCTGCACGACCTGCAAGAATTGCTTCGTCTGTGTCTTTATATGGCACATTATCCGGCAAAATTGCAACTTTGATTTGTCCTTTGAATCCAGCTTTTAAGAGTTTTTCGGGAATGCTTGTTTTGTATTTGTCGGTTTCGGCAAAAGGCATTAAACCGAACATTTTTTGACCGATATAATTATTCTGTGCGTTGTCTTTATCTGCAAAGAATGTAATTTCCGGGATGTTATTAGGAATAATAAATTCCTGCGCTTTTGGTTCTGTAAGACCGTTTACGCCGCAAGTTGAAAATACATTTTCAATTCCAGCTGCACGGCAAGCGATAGCGTCAAATTCACCTTCAACAAAAACAACAGGTTTTTCTTTTGGCAAAAGTCCTGGCATTGGAAAAGGGCTTATTCCTTTTGTATTTACTTTATTGCTTTTGCCGCCTAAATAATAATTGAGCTTAAAGCCAGAAAAGCCCTTAAAAACTACGCCGCTTGCTTCCCAAAGACTTTTATTTCCTTTTTCGGGATTGCGTCCGGGGATGCCCGCGCCAACGAGCGTCCGCCAGCCAAGTTCAGCTTCGGCGATGGTGTAGCCGGGCCAGTAGAAAAAATAGTTTACCATGCGGTCGCGCACTTCAACAGGGTATGATTGAAGCTGATTATTTGTTTTAATCTGCGCACGACGATTTAAATACTTTGTAACTTCTTCATTGCGTGATTTATGGCGTTTGAAATAATCTTCCAGCTTTTTAACACAATCTGGATCAGTTGCAAAATCTTCTGTTTTGCGTGATTTTGGAGCGGATTTTTTAGGCAAAACAGGGGCTGTTGATGCGCCGCCAAAAGTACGTTCTATTTCTTTGAACTGTTCGGCTTTGTCTGTTATGCCCTGCAAGATTTCTACAGCGTCGTAAATATCGCCATGTATGCCACAGGAATAGCATTTGAAGTGGTCTTCAAAAAGTTCGCAAGAGGGGTTTTTATCTTCGTGCTGCGGATTAAAGCAACGGATTAAGCCGCGCTGGGCTTCAATGCCCTTGTATTGGAGATATTGCAATAAGCTGTTTTTATATTTTGAAAAGTCCATTTTATTTCACATAGGGGCAAAAGCCCCCCCCCCGTTGCTATTTTTCTGTGCATGATACAATTTCGCCGCCAAATTCTTTTTTCAGCAAATGAACTGCCAGCGGTACTTCATGCGATTTTTGCCAGTTGTCAGTCATAATTGCCAATTCCTGCGGACTGTATTTTGTGCCATCTTTGCAGAAAAGCCAGCCGGATACTTCATCATAGGCAATGCGCTGTTTTAAAGTTTCTGAATAAATAAAGTGCCATTTGGCTTTCTGCGGTTCGCTCATTTGTTACCCCAAAGTCTTTGAGTCTGGATTGTCCGAAAGGAAAATCAACCGATGTAAACCGGGGTCATATTTCAAACCGGAAATTTCAAAAACACGCCCACAGTCTTGTATACAAAGCGTTGTATCTGGTGCAACCTTTTTTAGCTTCTGTTCAAGACCTAAAAGAAAACTTTCTTTGTCCGCTGTTGCGTAATTCAGCCAAATAAACAGTTCGCAATTTTTAGGCTTACTACTCACGTGAGTAGTCGGCTTTGTCTCTTTTTCAGATTCGTAAAAATCAGATTCAGATATTGAAGCTGGCTCTATCGTACTTTCCTCAAAATCTGGCACTTTAATTTCTGAATCGTCTGATTTTTCGTCTTTGTATTCATGCAGAATTTTTGTTGCGGCAGCATTCGTTCCGCCCGCTTCGTTCAGTTCCTGCACTCTGCCTGGCAAATCTTCTGCATCTACGCTTCTAAGCTGTGCGAGGGCGCGAGTTTTCAGCGAGCTTGTATCAATGCCCGCTGCTTCTGCCTTTTCGCGTACTTTCGTTCCTGCCACAATGTCAGAAACATAGCTGATTGGTTTTGAAAGAAGTTCCGCTATTTCCTTCTGGGAAAGTCCTTTGGCGAGCATTTCGCGGATTGCGTTTTCTTTGTCCTGGGCGGTCAAATCTGTGCGCTGGATATTCTCAATCATTTGCAGCGTCCATGTATCGCCTGTTCGGATGCAACATTCTACAAGGCCAACATCAACGCCCTGTTTTTGCAAAAGTGCAAGAGCGCGTAAACGGCGATGGCCACAAATCAATTCATAAACATTCTTACCTAAGCCCGGTTCAATTACGCCCGGCTTTACCGTAAGAGGATTAAGAAGGCCGTTTGCTTGAATACTTTTTGCGAGATTTTCAATTTCCTGCCAGTCGTATTCCTTGCGAACATTGCCGCTTTCTTCGCGGATTTGTTCAAGCGGAATCTTTATTGTTGAAAGATTGTTGTTTGAAAACTTTGCCATTTTATGCCCACTCCTTGCCTGTTACAGTCTGAATAAAATTCATCATGCGCTTTTCTACAGTTACAGGGATTTTATAATTTGGATTCTGAACGAGCTTCTGGAAGCTATTCACAAGCGGAATAGGATTTTCAATCATAAAATCGCCAAAAGTGTTTTTGTACTGTTCCCAAATATTGCCAGGGTCACGGTTTTTGTTGTAAGCATTGCAGACAACAAAAACTTCTGATTCAAGGCAGCAATCCTGCAATGTGTCCATGTACTGAAGTGTTGCTTTGAAGTCAAGCGGCGAACATTTGCCGCTTACAATGATTGTATCAGCTGCAAAAACAGCGTTGCGGGTCTGTGCGTTCCAGGTTCCCGGCGGGTCGATGATGATATAGTCGTATTTTTCTGCAAAGCCTTGTTTTTTAATCTCATGTTTCAATTTTGTGTCCATCACATTTGAAAGCATAGACAAATCAAGATCTTCTGGAATGATTGATAGTGTTCCGCCGCTTGTATGTTCTTTAAGCAAATACGGCTGAACTTCACGGCCTGTAAGAAGAAGTTTTGAATTCTGGTCTTGCAGAACTTTTCCGTAAACTTCGGAAATACTGCAATTTGGGTCAAGTCCGATTATCAACACTTTTTGGCCGTGTTGATAAAGAAACTCTGCAAGCAAGGTGTTAAGGGTAGTTTTCCCCGTGCCACCTTTTTTGTTAGTCGTTGTTATTATCATTTGTTTGCTCCTTTGTAAACGATACTTTCAACCGTTTACAAGTATATGTTACGATACTTTTAGAAATCTGTCAAGCGTTTTTCAAAAAAAACACTATAAAAAGTTTTTAGAACGGAATGCCTTCCGGGTCTCCTTCGTCCGCCATATCATCCGGCGGCATATCGTCAAAGTTTGGAGCCTGCGGCGGTGCGCTTGTATAACCGGGGGCTTGTGAATATGAATTCTGCGGCTGTTCGTTATTTGTTCTTTTTCCTTCACCTGGTCTGCGCAATGGTCTAACACGACTTGCACGAATTTCCGTGCGAGAATATTTTTTACCGTCTTTTTCCCATGAAGAAGTTTTCAATTCTGCTTCTACCAAAACTTCACGACCTTTTGTGTATTCGGGCAAGTTTTTTTTTGCAGAATCACCCCAATAACTTACATCAAAAAAATTGGTTGTTCGTTCCCATTCGTTAGTAGTACGATTGCGATAATCTTTATTTACTGCTAAAGAAAGTGTTACTACACAACTGTTATTGCTTAAATAATTTACTGAAGCATCTTTTGTAAGCCGCCCCTGCAAATAAACTGCGTTCAAATCACTCATTGTCTTTATCTCCTTTTGGTTCTGGAAGTTTATATTCCGGGTGTTTTTTTATCCAACTTTCTAAGACTACACTATGCCCGCTGTAAGTAACCGGGCCGTCATTTTTCATAACTTTTGTATAAAACTGGTAATAGCTGAATTCAAAATCTATTGCAGCCTGGCAAAGAGAAAAATATCTAATTCCGTCTACATAAACCGGGCGGCAATACCTGTTGCGGTGCGGTTTTGGATTCAAAACTTTTTTATACAAAAGCCCCTCCCTGTCAATGTTTGATTACTTTTATGCCGTATTTCCTGGCATACAATTCAAGCATTGAATCATCTACAGCAAGCCATTCAATTACATCAGCTTTAGGCCAAGATTTTACGCCGCCAATTAACTTGCTATTTGTTCCGCAACAAGGCTGCAAATAATACCGGGTGCGATATGTTGCTAAAGAGCAGCCGCCTTTTTTTTCTACAGCCAACGCAAGGCTAACCCATTCGGGAAGATCTTTCCCTTTTTCAGTAGCTGAAGTAAGGTTTTCAACTTTTTGTGTGAGTTGGTCTAATTTAAATTCGATAGTCGCAAGCGCAAGTTCTTCTTTAGTCAATTTACTTTACGCTCCAGCTGTTTTTCTTCTTCTGGCTTATAGCCAACTTTTTCAAGAATAATCTGCCGAATAAACGGCCCACGCTTGCCACATAAAGGCTGTAAATAACGGTCGATTGCTGCTAATTCTTTTTCAGACACGGTTACAGTAATGTTGTATTTAGCTGTAACACAATTATAATTCTGTTTCATACTTCGGATATACCAAATTTTAATTGGGTTTGTCAATAGTATTTACAATATTTTTTTATAAAAAAACTTTTTTAAGTATTTTTACTATTTTTAATTTTTTGTTTTTCCGATACAATAACCGTGAATATGGTTGCGGAAACGATAAAAGAGATTCAGAAAAAACGCGGTTTTACAAATGCAGAACTTGCGGAAAGAAGCGGCGTGAAAAAAGGAACGCTTGAAGCATGGTTTGCAAAAGACGGCAATCCAAATCCGACATTAAGCGAACTTCAAAAAGTTGCGGATGCGCTGGAAGTTTCGCTAGATACACTGGTAGGAAACAAGCCGAAAACAGAGCCAGAAAATTTTTATGATAAATATTCGCAATACAAAGAACTTTTAGCACAAATAGACAAGCTGGATTTAAAAAGCGCAGCTCTAATAAATGACATTGTAGAAGTCTTTTATAAGCACAACGGAAAATAATTGCATGGAAAACGAAACTTTTTTTGACAGAATAAAACAATGGGTCAAAGACAATAACACAACAATAGACGCGCTCATGCACGATGCTTTTAATGGCGAAAAAACAAAAGCCACTTATTACGGCTGGAGAAACAGAAAAGAAATTCCATCCGGGGCCTTTATCTGGCAACTTGCGCAATACATGAATGTTACTTGCGACTGGCTTATTGCCGGAAATGAAAGTTCATTAACAAGCAAATATCAAGATCTGATAAACAGCTTAGAAAAATTAGACGATTCCGCAAAACATAATGTTGAAATTATGGTTTCTGCACTTGCGGAAGATGTTAATAAAAATGTTAATAAAAATATAAAGGGTTAGCAATTTATAGCAAAATTGTTTTCTTATATATTTACTTCTATCTTTGTTTAGCAAAGGTTAGCAAAAACGGTGTAATTGATTATAACTTAAAACATTGTTTTTATTAGCCGAAAATAAAGATAATTAAACTATTATATTACTACTAATTAGCATAATTCAGCCAAAAAGCTGCTAAAAAATGTTAATAAAATGTAAATAAAAGGTTGGTTTTCGACATGGAATATCATATTTTCCAAAAAACAGTTGTTGGTAAAAACGGAAAATCTACAAGAAGATATTATTACTGGTACAAAGAAGGTAACATTCAAAGACAAAAAATCTGCAAAAATTGCAAAACAAAATCTGAAGCATTAGCTTTTGTTTCAAGTTTGCCAGCAATAAAAGAAAAATCAACGCTTATAAAAGACATTGCAAATAATATGTACATTCCTGGAAGCCCTCACCTTATGCGCCGTGAACAATTAGGCCGCTCTATTGTGGAAGAAACGATAAAAGACGGAAGGATTTATATAAATCATATTATAAAAAAATGGGGCGATTATAGCATTACCGACATTACAGTGGATCAAGTCGGGAACTATCTTTTTTCTTTAAAGAAGTCTGGTTCATGGAAAGCCAGGTATATTTCCATTTTTGGCGAAATCTTTGATGAAGCTGTATGGTACGGGGTAAAGGTAATGCGTCCAAACTTTCCGGCATTCGCGCCAAAGTCGCGGAAAAAAGATATTTTTTACCCTGCTGAATTAAAACAGCTTTTTCTAAAAGAAAATTTTTCAAATCCTTATACTGATTCGGAAACAATGTTTTTATTTTTCACCTGCTGCATTTTTGCAGGATTGCGCCTAAGTGAAGCAAGAGCGTTAACCCCCCGGCAGTTTATTTTTGACAAAAAAGCCCTTGTCATAGACGGATTCTGCAAGAAAAACGGAATGCGGACAAACTTTAATAAAAAAGGTTCTCTTTTAGATACAAAAGCAAGAATAGTTTTACTTCCAGAAAATGTGATAAAACAAGTTCAAAACTATATATTAAAACAAAATAAAACAAATGATGATTTTTTATTTACCTGTAATAATTTACCAATCAGAATAGACCAGGCAGAAAAATCTTTTTCTATGGCAATCTTAAAATCTGGAATAGAACAAAAAGGGCGCAAATTAAGCCCACACTCGCTAAGATATACATACATAACACAAATGCGCAGAACCCTATCTGGCGAATTGGTGCGCGAACTTGTAGGCCATTCCAACATTGCAATGACTGATTATTATACGCAATTTTCTGTTGAAAACGGACTTGCGCACATTGCTTCTACTGGCGATGCTGTAGAAAAACTTTTTGATTAACGCTGTGGCGGTTTTTGTTTTTAAAAAAAATTTTACCTACCTAAAAAGAGAAAAAAAATCAAAAAAAATGAAAAATGATTTTTTTCTCTTTTTTTTTTATTTTCAAAAGTTTACATTTTACTTTACTTTATAACTCTATATAATACAATATTTTAGAAGTTTTTTAATAGTAAAATGGTAAAGCAATTTATATTACTTGTGTAAAGTTTTTTTAATAAAAAATTTTTACATAGCATTAAACTTTTGTTTCAGAAAAAAGTTTGTAAACTCTTACTAAAATTCTTTTACTACTTTACCAACAAAATATTTAATTGTTTTACCGATATTTACCGACCGCAAATAAAAAAGAAATCAATAAAAAGGTACTGGGAAACCCCCACACCTATATGCAATTATGCGGCGGCGGGTGCGTTTTGTTTTTTGTGTGCCATGTTCTGTGCTAGGTTTACAAAAAGTTTACATTGGTATAGCGAGTTATATTGTCAACATTTACAATTTTTGTAATGGAAGTAAAAGCGGCGGAATTTGCGCGGATGGCTGGCGTTTCGCGCATGGCCATAAGTGGAAAAATAAAAAATGGTACTCTCATACTAAACAGCGGCGGCAAACTAGACACTGATAACCCGCTGAACCGTGCGTATTTAGATAAGCATAGAGAAAAACAAAAAGCGGCCCTGCAAGCAAAAGAACTAGAGCGAACTTTAAACCAGGCAACAGAAGAAATCCAAAACAGCCCTGCAACAGCCCTTCCTTTGCCGGAGCGAAACACAAAAGAAGATCTAAAACAAGTGCCAGCGCAAAACAAAGCTGCATCCATGTTGAACATGACGATTGGCGATTTAATTAAACACTACGGCGATGTAAAGGGCATTGGTGACTACGCAAAAATTTTGCGAGATTTAACAGCCGCCGACGAGCGCGAACAAAAAACACAAGAAAGACGAATGCTGCAAATACCAAAAGACTTTGTTGTAGCACGGCTTTTCAGCTTTGTAGACCAGCTTATGAACAAGCTGCTGGATGTGCCGGAAGCCGTAAGCGACCAGGTTATAGCTCTTGCACTCTCCAGCGACGAAGGAACAAGGCGGCAGGAAGTTATAAATGTTTTAAGCGACAATTTAACACGCTG